CAATGGTAGCACGTTCATTCCAATTCATAAATGCACGATCTTTTTTGCGTTCAAGCCAAGCATCTGAGTTTATGCCCACTATCAAATAGTCGCCTAGTTCTTTAGCGGCACGAAAGTAAGCAATATGTCCTGAGTGTAGCGGATCGAAGCCGCCCGAAACCAATACAACTTTGTTCATCGTTCGTTATTAAAATACAGACCTTTGTCAATCCATTGTGTTAGTATCTTGTCCTGTCTGATATACCCATACTTGTTCAAGCATTCTACAAAAGTTTTGTTTATCAAACCCTTGTCAGCAAGATCAAACCAAGTTGTTGTTTTTGGATTCATGGGCTCATGTGACTTGTACACTGCTACATGTATCCACGGATCGTCTAATTCTTTTTTCAAGTAGGCATCACCACAATCAAAACCATTTACTGCTAACATGTAAACCATGTGTATTAGATTGTGATTGTAGTACAGTTGGGATGTACTGTATACTACTTCTTCATGCCCATATTTTGTATAAGTTGACTGCGGGAATACCATCATCAACATACCATTTTCAACCAACTGTCTGCTCCAAGCACTCAAAGTGCGCATAGGGTTGGTCATGTACTGGAATGTGTTGTGACTCCATATAAAGTCTACTTCAACACTCAGAGGCGGATCGTCTGAGTCCAGGTCAATGTTTGCTGGATGTACATTTGCATATTCACGTACTTCATCATCTAACAACTTATCAACAGCATGGTCGCAAGCATAAACTTTGTAGTTGCGTGGTCTTGGCGGGTCATCACGTGTCATTAGGTTTGCCCACCACTGCACATCTCTTCCTGTGCCGCATCCAAAGTCTGCTATGGTAGTAAGACTATCCAAGAAACTATCATACTCGTATAGTTGATCCAGTGTTTGTAAACTGTGTTCGTGTGATTCAAATTCATTCTTAAATGTTATCATAAAACTATATCTTCCATTCCTGCTGTGCGCAACCTAACCACATGACCTAACATGAAGTTTTTGCTCTCAAGGCCTTTCATCAGCCCTAACCATTTATTACGCAATAGTGCTACTTCGTTGATTAGCGTTTCAAACCCAATAACTTCGTCTTCGCCATCCACATACTTTTCAGCGTCACGGCTACTCAAAGCTCTTTGATATCCTTCAAGATATTTCTGAAAGTATTTTCGACGCAGTTTACGTAGTTCAATATTTAGAAAATTCAATACTGCTTCAATCTCCTGTAACTGATTAAAACGGTGCTCTGTTATACCAGGTAAGTCTGCCGCAGAACGTTCAAGGCTGCCATTGATGAAAGTATCCTTCTTTGCCTCGTCGAGTTCTTTTACATAGTAGTCAATAAAGTTTGGTATATTGGCTACATTCTGGACAACTTTATTGTACCACATTATTCTTCGTAATCGCCGTAGTCCTGATAATCTTCATCAATCATATGCTGACCCACAGCTCTGTGTGCATAATTATCAACCATGCCAAACTCCTTAAACTCTTTTTCGCTTATAGCGTCATTTAACATGCCTGCTAGATTATCTGCGGCTTCCTGGCGTTCCTTTGCTGGAATATACTGTTTCAGTATAGTATATGCTTCAACTAAAACGTCTACATCAATCGACATAGTTCTCTTCTCCTAAATTTTCTTCAACATCAGAGTCCAACTCAACGTCAGGGGTTGCTTCAGCTTTTAGCCCCCAATCATTCATGATTGTATCTAAACATCCACCTTCATTGCGTTCCCACTCCTTACGAAATTGTTTAATTTCGTCACCTGTTGATGTTGTGTATTTAAGTCTATTACCTTCTTTTATCAACAAGTCTTTCTTTTCGCACAGGTCAACCAATCCTGAGTAAGGGTTCATTCCTGTTTCATATGGGATTTTAACCTGTATACCTTCAAAAGGTTTTGCGTATCGAGTCTTCATTATCTTACATCCAGCTCTAATACCTTTTACTTCTGATATCTTATTACCTTCTGCATCCTCTTTCAGTTTCATCTTCTTCATTGCAACAACGATACTGCTTGCATAGATAAAGCCTTGTCCTCCTGATATCTTGTCGTCAGGATCAAACATGTCTTGACTTGCATATGTGTGGTTAGTTGCCACAAGTCCTACGTTAAGCGAACCAATCATGTTAACAGTGTTGCGCACAAGTGCTGTTAGTGCCTTGGGCTTACGACCTAAATCACCTTTCATCTCACCTTTTTCGAACTGTGCTACGTCTGTGGGGGTTAACAACATGCCCAGGCTATCAATAACAAACAACACCTTAGGACGATCTTCTTCTGCTAGTGTTTTGTAATGTATCATAAAGTCACTAACAGTTTTAGCAACATCATCAATCATAGCCATGTTAAGTTTTAACAGTTTATCCTCGCCTGTGTCCACCTGCAATGCTTTGAGCCAATTTTCATCAAGTGCATTTTCGCTATCAATCAGTACAACAAAAATACCTTGTTCCTGTGCTGATTTTATAATATTACCCGAACAGATATAACTCTTGCCTGCGCCTGATTCCCCAGCAAACACAGTTACCTTGCCCAACGGAACACCTTTGTTAAAGTCTCCACTGATCAGATAGTTCAGTGCATAGTTGCCTGTGCTGATCCAGTCTGTTGGATCGTTGAATCCAAAACTAATACCGTCAATACTCTTGGTTAGTCCTTTACGAAATTTACTTACATCAAATGGTTTTGGCATGTTTATTTTTCCTTATATAGATCTATGAATATTTTACTACTGTCGACACCACGTCTGGTATCCATTATTTCCAACTGCTTAAATGTTTCTTTTAAATTCTTCTCTATGGGCTGTTGTATGTAACTTAGCAAATTACGGTACCCATTTTCAAGTAAGAATCCAGGATTTTCATTAATACGTGATTCTAACTCTTGTTTTACTAATTGTAGCATCTTATCCGGCAAATGTCTAATGTTTAGGTATTCTGGACGTAATAGTGGTCCCAGAACAAATGAGTTGGGATGGAAGTTCCAATTTTTGGTAAACTTGTCAATGAATTCAAACACACTAAAAGCATTCAATACAAAATATAGCATGTTAAATGTTAACTTATGCCCTAAATCTTTAATTAGTCTGAGGTTGTAACAAAATGTAGCCCAATCCCCGCCATGTCTTATATAGTTGAACTCATCTCCCATTGTTTCTGCACTTACAATCCAATGAACATTTTTAAACTTGCATACCAAATCAAACACCTTGGTTTCTGTGTGACTCAAATTTGTATTGATACGCAAGTTCACATCGGGATTACGTATTAGCAATTGTTCCAATAACTCTTCGTTTTCCTTCATTAGCAACGGTTCCCCACCGGCCATGTACACATGTTTCAGTGTATCCAATCTATTAAAAATATATTCTTTGAACTCGGCACGTTGCTGTTTGCTGGGAGTTTTGATAGGCAGACCAAGTTCGTTTGCCCATTGGCTACTAAAATCACTGCTACAGTACACACAACTAAAGTTGCACAAGTTACTCCAGCGTACATCTATAGTTTGTAGGTCAAAGTTATCTACACTGTCATACGTGGTCATTGGAGTGTTTTTAAGTTCACGCAAGTAAAATACTCTATCACTTATTATATCAAACTTGTTTTCTTTTCCTTCTAACTCATAGCAAGGATCACAGCGTTGTCCTGGTTGGCCGTCTAACATGCGTTGCCGTGTATCTTTATTCTTGCTGTTGTTTAGTATTTGCTCAATTGGTGTTTCACTGATATTTCCAATTGGTTCACTACTACGAATGCAGGTTTTGACATTGCCATCAAAATTATACATTAATCCAGTCCACGGCACAGGACAAAAACTACGATTAGTCAAATAATCCTTAGGATTCATTGCGTATGCTCTCCGATGCTTAGTTCTTCTACTTCCATGTATGGGTATGTATCAAGTGTTTCTACTATTCGTTTTGCCCATGCGTCCACTGGCACACCGCCTTCGCCCTGTGTATCTACTTTTCCTGGTTTGACCAAACACAGTTTTGGCCAGGCTTGTTGTAGTCCTCGCAACTGGCGTATTGCTTCGTCTAGTGTTGTTTTTTGTACATGATAGTGCAACATGCCCAGACCCGGTAAACAACTGTTGGGCATTGATGCCATTATGGTGCCAATGTTTATGATTCGTTTTCCAACAGTGCCTTGCCATGCTTGATGTACAGCAAACAGCAGTTCTGTTTGTGCGAACCCAACTTGTGCATTATTAATAAACAAGTCACAAGGCTCTATCTTGGATAGACACTTGGGCAGGTTACGTATGTTGTATCCGTTGCGTCTGCTTAGTCCTACAACTTCATGTCCTTGTTTTGTATAGATTTTTGCGAAGGCTTGTCCAATGCCAGCACTGTGTCCTGTTATTGCTATTCGAGCCATTCAATTGGTTCCTTGTGAAATGTAAAACTTGCTATAATTCTAGGTGCCTTTGCATTGTGATCATATTGTTCAACACT